TAATCCTCTTGATCATCCTATAATGGACAATCTTTATTGTGATACTTTTTGGTTCTTTGTTCCTAATCGTTTGACTTGGACTAATTTTCAGAAATTTATGGGTGAACAAGTTAATCCTGGCGATTCAACTGACTATATAGTTCCATATATTGATTTAGATGGTTCAATGTCTCTTGCCGGTTCTTTATATGATTATTTTGGTCTGCCTACTCAATATGATTTAGGTGGCACTACAACTTCTTATAAATATCGTGTGAACAATCTTCCTGCACGTGCTTATAATTTAATCTATAATGAATGGTTTAGAGATCAGAATTTACAAGATTCTGTTGTTGTTGATAAAGATGATGGTCCTGATGCTTTTGCAGATTATACTCTGCTTCGCCGTGGTAAACGTCATGATTACTTTACATCTTGCTTGCCTTTCCCACAAAAAGGCCCTGACATTACAATGCCGTTAGGTGATACTGCTCCTGTGCTTGGTATTGGTTCAGTTAATCAAACTTATACACATGCGGGTATTACTGTTAATGAATCTGATTTAACTTCTTCTACTTATGCATTTGCGAAGCGTATTCATGATGATGCTGCTTTATATATGCAAGGAACCGCTGCAACTGGTGGTTATCCTATGATTTATGCAGATCTTTCAAATGCAACTGCTGCAACTATAAATACTATGCGTGAATCTGTAACGATTCAGCAATTGCTTGAGCGTGATGCTCGTGGTGGCACTAGATACATTGAGATTCTTCGTTCTCATTTTGGCGTTATATCTCCTGATGCTCGTCTGCAGCGACCTGAATATTTAGGTGGTAATGTTTATCACGTTAACGTTGTGCCTGTAACTAATACTGCCGGCGGAACTGTTACACAAGCTAATCAAGCTGCTTTTGCAATTCTTAATGTAGAAGATAAAGGCTTTAATCGTTCGTTTGTTGAGCATGGCTATATTATTGGCCTTATGTCTATTCGTGCTGATTTAACTTATCAGCGTGGTATTAATAGATTATGGTCTCGTCAGACTCGTTATGATTTCTATTGGCCTACCTTTGCTAATCTTGGTGAACAAGCTGTTCTTAATAAAGAGATTTACGCTGTTGGTGCTGCGACTCCTCTTGTTGAAACTAACCAAGATGAAGGCGTGTTTGGTTATCAAGAAAGGTATGGTGAATATCATTATAAACCTTCTATTATTACTGGTAAATTCCGTTCTACAGATCCAGTTTCTCTGGATGTATGGCACTTATCGCAGGATTTTACTGCGCTTCCTGTGCTTAATGATGAATTCATTGTTGATAATCCGCCTGTTGATAGGGTTATTGCTGTTACAAATGAACCTCAATTCATTATTGATATGCACTTTAAGAACTATACTGTTAGACCTATGCCAATTTACTCAATACCGGGTTTAACTAGGTTCTAATCAAATCGGTTACGGTGGAGACCGTTAGGCATTGACCTCCTGTTGCCAGTCCACCTTAAAAAATATTATTTGGGGGGTTTAATAGAGAGAATTCTCTATTAAAATTTAAATTCTAACGGAGTTTCTTATGAGTTTTTTAGATTTTGTTCCTGTTGTTGGTGATGTCATAGAAGGTGCGTTTAATGCTGCCGAGGCTCAAGAGAATCGTGACTGGCAGGCTAACATGTCTCAATCTGCCCATCAAAGAGAAGTTGATGATCTTCGTGCTGCTGGTCTAAATCCTGTTCTTTCTGCTAATCATGGTGCTGGCTTTGGTTCTGGTGCTCAAGCAAGTGCACCTGATATTTCTAGCTCGCTTACTTCTTCAACTTTAGGGCGTGAGCGTTTAAAGGCTGATATTGAGCAAATAATGTCTCAAATTGAACAAAATAAGGCTCAAATTGAAAAAACAAATGCTGAAAGAGATGCTGTTCGTCAGGGTATTCAAATTAACAAGCCTGTTGAGGAATTCTCAAATTCTACTGTTGCGCATATAATGCCTTATATTGCAGGCGTTCTTGGTATTGGTGGTTCTGTTGCAGGTGTTGCTCATGGTGTAAAATCTATTTCTAATGCTCGCAATAATTCTGCTAATTCACTTCAATGGAAAAAAACTCCCGCTGATATGGAGCGTGCTCTTGGTAAGAATGGTAAATCTAAGGCTCAAAATCGTGCAGAAACTGCTTATAAGCCTTCAAAGAATTCTCGGAAAAAATATGGAAAGCCTCTTTCTAAAGAGGAATTGTTCCATAAAAATTTCCCTGAATGGTAACTTTAAAAACTTAAAAAGGAAAAAACTATGGTTAAAGGTCTATCTCGTGAAGAAATGCGTGCTCAGTTTGGCACTACTTTTTCAAAACCTTCTCTTGCTAAGCAATCTGAGAAAGGTTCGTCTGATATAAATAAAATTGTGGCTAGGTATCATAAAACTGGTATTCTTCCGCAAGCTCGTCAAGCTGTGGCGCAATATATTGATGCTGCTATGTTGCCTGATTATAAAACTGCGCTTAATACTGTAATTGAAAGCGAAGCTACTTTCTTGGCTTTGCCTGCTAAAGTGCGTTCTCATTTTGACAATGACCCTGAGAAATTTGTCCAGGCTTTTGAGTCGGAATTAGACGAAAAAACTAAAGATTTGTTTATTGAATACGGTTTGATGAATCAACCTGTTGAAAATCAACCAGAAAATTCACCTACACCTGCAGGTGAAACTACTCCGAACAGTTAATCTACTTGATGTAACTGTTCGGACTGACACCGAAAGGTGTCTTTTATTAACTTTTAAGGACTAAATTATGATGCGTAAAAAGTTAAATAGGCGTGTAAACTCTCGTAAGTTCCGTAAAGGTATGAAAGTTCATAAGAAAAACCTTTATAGAACACAGATGCGTGGCGGTTATCGTTTATAAACCTTAATGGATATGAGGTGGTCTTTTTATGGTTTGTTATTCTCCAATTGATGCTTGGCGTAATTCCAAGGATTCTACAGATAAAAAACTTATCTTTCAATATAATCCAAAATTGTGTGATACTCCTTTTCCACAATTAAAGGTTTCATGCGGTCAATGTATTGGTTGCCGTCTTGAATATTCTCGTCAATGGGCTGTTCGTGGTTGTGCGGAAGCACACTCTTGGGAAAATAACTGCTTTATAACTCTTACTTATAGTCCTGAAAAAATACCAAAGAATTCTTCTTTGGTTCTTCGTGATTTCCAGAAGTTTATGAAAAGGCTTCGTCGTCGTTGTGTTGGTGTTCAAGAAATTGAACATCCAAAAACTGGCGAAATGGTTAAGCCTATTCGTGTTTATTATTGCGGTGAATATGGCGATGAAAATCAACGTCCTCATTATCACGCAATATTGTTTAATTTTGATTTTCCAGATAAAATAAAATATAAGGTGAATAATGGATATACTCTATACACTTCTAAAATTCTTGATGATTTGTGGTCTGATTCTGTTGATGGTGCTTCTCTTGGCTTTGCTAGTGTCGGCGAATGTAACTTTGATACAATCGCTTATGTAGCTCGTTACATGTTAAAAAAGGTAAAAGGCTCGGCAAAAGACGAGCTTATTACAAAAACTTTTTATACTCCACAAGGTTCTATTAATGTTGATTTGTTACCTTATCAGCGGTTTAATTCTATTACTGGTGAAGTGGTTGATGTTCTTCCGGAGTTTTCTAATTGTTCACGTGCTTGGGGTATCGGAAAACAGTATTTTGATAAATACAATGCTGAAATTTATGTTACCGATACCGTTGTTTATAAGGGGCGTGAATGTCCGCCCCCTCGTTATTTTGATTCGTTGCTTAAAAACAACGATTACGAAAAATATGAAGAAATAAAGATAGCTCGGACTGATAATGCAAAAAAATATCTTGACAATAACACACAAGCTCGTCTTAATGTTCGTAAGCGTGTTAAGGAATCTCAAATTAAAACCTTGAAACGTGAAGTTTAACAATTAATAAATGGAGATGGTTATGACCAAACTTTATACTATACTAGATACTAAATCTGAAGTTTACGGAAAAATTATAGAACAACGAAATGTTGCTGAATTTATTCGTGGCTTTCAAACTGTTGTAAATGACGGCAAGTCGTCGTTTTCTCAATATCCAGAAGATTTTCAAGCTTTTGAAATAGGTGAATATGATGAAGTTACTGGCATAATAAAGGCTTATGAATTGCCTAAGTCTGTTTGTCGTGCTATTGATTTAAAAAAAGAAACACCATCTCATATTCAGTCTGTTGAATAGGTTGTCTTGTAGGGGAGCTAAATGCTCCCTTACTTGTTTTAGGAGAATGTTATGTTTAAATTTTTGTTAAGAAAAAAATTTAAGGTTGCCGCTTGTCAATGCCCTTACTGTAAGGCTGTTTATTTAATGGATTTGTATTCTTTCAAGCCTGTTATTAATCCTTATTCTGATGAGGTGAAAAAAGATGTTACGCTTCACTGAAATTCTTCACACTGTGTTAATCTATCTCGCTCAGCGTGTTGAACGCATTATTTTAAAGAAGATAGATAAAAATAAAAAGGAATAGTATGGACTTAACTTCAACTATAGTATCTTTTGCTGACGTTATAAATCTCGTTCAGCTTATTCTTCTTGTTCTTATTAACCATAAATTAGGTAAAAAATAATGTCTAGATATGTTTCACAATCGCATTTTGCGAAAGTTCCAAGCCCTAAAATAGGGCGTTCACGTTTTAATCGTTCTTCCTCTCATAGAACAACGTTCAATTCAGGATATCTTTATCCAATTTTTGTTGATGAAGTTCTTCCGGGTGATACGTTTAATGTTCGTATGAGTGCTTTCGGTCGTATGCTTAATCCTCTTGATCATCCTATAATGGACAATCTTTATTGTGATACTTTTTGGTTCTTTGTTCCTAATCGTTTGACTTGGACTAATTTTCAGAAATTTAT